CGGCGGAATTGACCAAGGTGGCTTATAATACTTTCATCACCAGTAAGATTTGCATCGTCAATACTCTAATGGAAATCTGTCATAAAATTCCAGGAGCAAATATTGATGATGTTACAGGAGCTTTGAAAAATGCAACGAAACGGTTGGTATCTGGCTCTTATATGAATGGTGGTCTCGGCGATGGTGGCGGTTGTCACCCAAGGGATAATATTGCTATGTCGTGGCTTTCCCGTGAAATCAATCTTTCGTATAATTGGTTTGAACATTTGATGATTAGTAGAGAGAAGCAAGCAGAGTTTTTTGTTAGTTTAATTGAGAAGGAATATGAGAAAGGAGATTTGGTTATCATTCTCGGTTATGAATTTAAACCGGAAACAAATTTGATTGTAGGCTCTCATGCTTTGCTGGTGGTTGCTATTTTGAATGAAATGAATATTGATACTTATGAAGTAAGACGCCAACAAGTATCTATGATGGAACAATTGATCTATGAAAGAGAGGGTGGTAAAGCAATTATATTTATTGGTTGTAAACATGAAGAGTTCGGGGAGTTGACCTTTCCTTCGGGTTCTGTGGTCATTGATCCCTTTCGATACATTCCCGACCAACCGGGGGTGAGGGTTATCAGGATAGGAGAGTAGAATGGATATAATCACTTTTAATGAACTGGTGGATGGTCGGGTAAAGACCAGTGCCGGGGTCTTGAAGGAAAAGGGTCAACGGTATACCCGTCATGGGGATCGGATGCATAACTTCAAGGAGATCTCCAGTCGGCAGAAATTGATCCCGGAAAAAGCCTTGAAGGTCTTGGTCTGCAAGCATGAAGTCAATCTGGATGATCTGGTCAATGATCTGGCTTCGCTGGACTGGGATGGTGCTTGGTCCCCGTTACTGGATGAGATTTTCAATGATGCTCATAACTACTTATACCTGCTCGAGGGTTTAATCAAAGATCGAGCGATTAATCAGGAGGTGAAAAGTGAAAAAGGCGTTGCTCGTCGGAGTAAACAAGTACGCGTGCGGAAGTAACCTGAATGGGTGCGTAAATGATATCACCAATATGCGGAGTATTCTACTGGAGTTCTATGGTTTCAAGGTAGAAGACATTCGGCTCCTGGCTGATGATCGGGCTACCAAGGCCAACATTATGGATCGGCTCCGCTGGCTGACCAAACAGGAAGATCCGGCCGACCAGATCGTTTTCCATTTCTCTGGGCATGGGAGTCAAATTCGGGATCGTAATGGGGACGAATTGGCGGATGGTCTGGACGAATTGATCTGTCCCCACGACTTCGCCTGGGATTCAAACCATTATATCCTGGACGATGAACTCCAGACGGCTTTTCAATACTGCCAAGCCAAGTCCATTGACGTTTTCTTGGACAGTTGCCATTCCGGTACCGGGCTCCGGGCTTTCTCCCCAAACACCGCTTTTATGAATGCTGTCCCGGTGGATGACAAGTATCGTCTGGAAACCATCCCCCGATTTATTCAACCCCCGATGGATATTCAATGCCGTCAGGACGAAGCCCTGTATTATCCTCCCACCAAGATTGGTCGAGCGGTAAGTGATAATATCAACGGGGTTCTTTTTGCCGGGTGTAAATCGACCCAGACGAGCGCTGATGCCTATATTGGTAACACCTATAATGGGGCGTTCACTTATTACCTTTGTAAAATTCTTCGGGCTTATCAAGGGCACATCGGTCGATCCTCCTTGGTCGGGAAACTCCGGACGAGTTTGAAGTTTAATGGTTATGACCAAATTCCTCAAATAGAAGCGGCCAGGGGCAAGTTGGTTTCTTCCATTTGTGACCAATGGGGGGAGTGATGAAAGTAAAGATTACTTATTATAATGATGAAGACGAAGAGATCGGTTTCAACTGGATTAATCTCATTAACAATGAGGATCAAATTGAAATGTTCAAGGGGGACACGATGACCCTGGGATTGCCCCGGGTCATTTTAAAACCTCTATCCCGATTTCCTTTGTTTCAGGAGACCCCGGTGGACATCTCTGGTTGGGATGAGTGGTAAATTATGCTATCAGGAATCGGAAAGATTTATAATTGGCGGAAGTATGAATTCCCTTTGCAATTATCCATTGAGTCGGTGCTGGATGGAGCGGACGAGTTCGTTTTGGCCGTTTGTACCGATAGCCAGGACGACACGGTCGAATATTGCCGGGCCTTGGAAATGTCTTTCGCGGGCAGATTGAAATTGGTCTACTCTAAATGGATTGAAGACTCGGAGGAAGGGAAATTCAATATGCGACGGCTGGCTAATATGGCCAGGGACAAGGCTAAATCAGATTGGTTTCTTTCGGTGGATATGGATGAGGTATATCGTCCGGGGGAAATCAAATACCTGGTCGGTATCTTGAACACTCTACCTTTGGAATTCGGGGGAGCATCGGTCAACTTCATCCATCACTACATTGATATCCGGCACCGGATATTCGGTAAGTTATATGATCGGTCAGCCCGGGTGGGTAGAAAGACCATGGGTTGGGGGAGTTACGACGATGGATTTGGCTTGGTGGGGAAGGGCCAGGTTTTCATTACTGGGGTCACCTGCAACCACTATGGCTTTGTTCGTCCGGCAAGGGTGGGGATTGAAAAGGAACTGAATTTCCAGGAAACTCTTTATAAACCCCTGGACAGTCAGTTCCCCGACCCCCGCCTGGTGGATATGAACCAGGTTAAAAATAAAATAGGAGAGGAGGAATTCTACAGACGAATGATGGGCGAAAAGGATTTCCTGGTGGGGTATAATGGTGCCCATTGGCCGGGGATTGAGGAGTGGTCATCTAACATGTACAAAATAGAAAAGGAGAGATGAGATGAAAAACATGATTTGGTTGGTAATCGTATTGATGCTGATGGGTTGTGGTGGGGGTGGTAGTTCCAGTGGTGGGGGTTCCAGCAATGGTATCCCGATGATCGGGGCTTCTTTCGATCAGGTGGAAGTCAAAAGGGGGTCGGTGGTGTCTGGAACAATGACCTGGTCGGATTCCGATGCCGATATCACGACCATCTATTTCGAGGAATGGTTCGGACTCCAGCGCTGGGATCTGAATTATCCGGCTTCCCATTTCGGGATCAAGGGAACCAATGGCTCCACTATCTTTTGGGCGACTACCAAAGTAAATGCTTCCCCGGGTATTCATACGATTAAGGTCTACGCCAGGGACGCCAAAGGTCAACAATCTAATATCATCGAAGTGAATATGCACATCAACGCGATGGAACAGACCATGGATCAGGATATCAAAACCCCCTTGCTTTCAGGAGTGGGAAAGTAAATGAATATAGGAAGACACACTTATGTGGTTGGAGGATTTAATCTCCAATTTGAAAATATGGCTAAGGTGGAAGTGGGTCAGTTCTGTTCTATCGCCGATGGGGTTACTTTGATGATCGGGGGGGAGCATAATACTGAACTCATTTCCACCTTTCACTTTGACAAGATATTTAACCCGGTGGATTTCCCCGCTTCGGAAGAGAATGCTTTCTCCAAGGGAGACATCATTATTGGTAACGATGTCTGGATTGGTCATGGCGTTACTATTATGAGTGGGGTGACCATTCAGGACGGTTCGGTAATCGGGGCAAAGTCAGTAGTGACTAAAAATATATCGGCTTATGAAATCTGGGCCGGTAATCCGGCACAATTCATCCGTCGAAGATTTGAATACCTACAAATTAAAAAGCTGAAAGAAATGAAATGGTGGGACTGGCCAATAGAATGGATCCAGGCCGCTTCCCGATTAATCCAGGGTAGGGACGTCGATGCTCTTTACGAGTATTGGCAGTTCAATAGAGTTCCGGAATGAAATACTCCTGGGATCTTCCCACGAAGGAAGGCTGGTACTGGTTCAGGGATAAGGAATACAAAAGGAGCCCTGACTTTCGACCGGTAATCATTGTCAAGGTGGAATTCTCTATGTATGATGGTCGACCATTGTTTTGTGATGGGCGATTACCCAGGGACGCAAAGGAATGGCCGGGGGAATGGGCCGGTCCGATTAAATCACCAAAGGAAGGAGAGAAAAGGAATGAAGAATGAGCACGAGGGGTTTCTACATCGGCATCCGGGGAAGGAAACGGAACTCAAGGTGGATCCCGATCATGTGTTGGTAGATCGGGAAGAATGGGAAAAGATCAGAACCTATGTCTGTTCACAAAGTAAGTCCATGCGTCGTCGGTATGGATTGATTAAATTGGAGGCTAAGAATGATTGTTGATGCTTTCACGTTTTACAATGAACTGGAAACTTTGGATATTCGTTTAAACCATTTAGACCCGGTGGTCGATCGTTTTGTTCTGGTGGAAGCGACCAAGACTCATTCGGGTGTTGACAAGCCTCTCTTTTTCAAGGAAAATATGCCCCGGTATCAAGCCTTCCTGAAAAAGATCACTCATGTGGTCGTGGATACGATGCCGGTGGTAAAGGAACACGAGCGCTGGCCGGCGGAGAATTATCAAAGGAACTGTATTCGTCTGGGCTTCGATCATTTGAATTTAAACGATGACGATTATATCCTGGTGAGTGATGTGGATGAAATCCCCCGGGCGGAATTGGTGGGTAGAAGGTTTCAAGGGGTTTATGACCAAAGGGCCTTCATGTATTATTTGAACGTCTTGATTACGGAACATTGGAATGGAACCATGGGTATGAATTACGGCCGGTTCAAAAACGAGTTCCATTATTCGAGCCAGGAAGTCCGGAATAAAAGGGATACCAGCGAACCGATCAGAAACGGGGGATGGCATTTTGCCTGGCTGGGACCTTCGGATCGAATAATAAACAAATTACATTCCTTCGCTCATTCCGAACTGGATACCCCGGAGATCGGTGAAAAAGTACTCGACCGAATAAACAAACTAAACCCGATTTGGGATGCCAACTGCACAATGGTTCCGATACCGATTGACGACACCTTTCCGGAGTATATCCGGGAACACCAGAAAGAGTTAGGGCTCTTTATACATGGTTAGTCGGTTTCGGGGTGATAATAAGATTCTAAGGCGTTATTTATCCGAGCAGGAACGTGATCGGTATTATATGTCGTGGGTAGAAAAGAATGGTTTACCGAGGAGAAGACAAGGTTGCATCAATTGTGCTGAATTGATTTGCTATGAAGACTGCCGGGGGATTGATGACGAGCGAGTAAATCGGATTGAATAGCCAGGAGCAGGACGCCTGCCGGAAGTTACTGCATAGGTATAAGCAACGACCCACTCGAAAACTGCGGGATCAATTGTTCTTTCTATTGAAACCCAGTTTGGAGAAATGGGTCGGTTCTATTTTAAGAAGATGGCGCCAAAGACCCAGCAAGGAAGAAATCCTTTCCTATAGTTGGTTCGGCTTTGAATATGCGGTGGAAAGATACCGCAATGACCACGTACCAATCCCCTTCCATTTCCATCGTTATTTGACCTACTTCTTATATCAGGAAATAGTCCGTAATCAATCGGAAACCCTGCCGTTATTCGATCTAATCAGTGAAAAAACCGTTAATTATGAATTCCGGGAAATCTATTTGAAACTAACCCCCAGTTTGCGGGAGGTATTCAGTGATATCTGTCTGGAGAAAAGGCCCACTAAAACCACTAATTGTTATTATCGGCATAGAAGGTTAATCAAGGAGATGTTAAGGAGTTTATACCGATGAAAGAGAAAGAAGGGCAAGAAGCCCAAGAGAAAGTCGACAGCAAGAAAAACAGCCGACTAAAGCCCCAAGTAAAAGGGGATAGAAGAAAGAAAGAACCTACTGTAGCTTATCTGACCAATGGAAGAAAGCAAAGAAGGTTGGAGAGGGAGAATGGAGAGGGAAAGAGGGTAATAAAGAGCAGGAAGATGGAAGAACATAAGCAGAGAATAGTCAGCGTGGAGAAAGGAAGAAGCATAGAGGAAGAGGATAGAGAAAGGGAAGATCAGAGGGGGATAGAAAGCCAGGGCAGTAAAGGGGAAAGAAGCAATGGAGAAAGTCAGGGCAATAGCGGTGGAGAAAGCCAGGGCAATAGCCGGGATCGGAAAGGAGAGAATAGCAGTGGCGGGAGCCGGGATCGGGTGGGAATAAAGCATGTTCATGTCACCCAGGGTAAACTACTGCCCCCGTCTCCTGCTCTCGCGGCTGATACCATTCCTGGCCCGGCTTATCCCATCTTGCCCCACAAATCAGACCAGAAGCCTTTCAAGCTGGAAAGAATAGGGCATCATTTCATTACTCAAACCCTGGCTGACCACAATGGGAAGATATCGAAAGCGGCCGATGCCCTGAATGTATCCCACTGGACACTTAAGAAATACATTGATAAGCATACCGATTTAAAACAAATACTCAATCTAACCAAGGAAGCCGAGGTGGATTTCGTTGAGAAGCAACTGCTGGACCAGATTAAGTTAGGGAATGTGACCAGTATGATCTTCTATTTGAAATGTCACGGGAAGGAAAGGGGCTGGGTAGAGCGGCTAAAGGATGAATCCGAGATCAGGAAGCCATCGGTTACCTTTAAATATACCCTGGTACTCCCGGGAGATCGGGGAAAGGCCCCTCCTAAGGTGGTGGCTGGGGTTGAGACTATAGAGGCTGTAGCCACTCCTGGGGGAAAGAAGGGTCGGCTACTGTTAGAGGGAGTTAGGAAAGAGTCAGAGGAGAGTTAGAGTCAGTACTGAAGTGATCGACCAGGAAGAAGCAGAACTGAAGTAGAAGTCGCCATCGCCTTTGGGTGGGCCATCCCCTTAGGTCAGGGGAGATAGCGACTCCTGGGTCGTATTCTATGGTAAGGAGGGGGTTCTGGATGGAAGTCAGGGGAGGATTGAGGGGTTTCGGGGAAAGTTTAGCCGCTGGGGGGATGGCCGGGCGGAATTCTTGGAGTTGTCGGAGACGCATGGCTCTCCACCCCCCGCAACTTGTCCTGCTTTTGGTCCAGCCCTTGCCGATTTCCAACTTCCCCTTGTCAACCATTAACTAAAACCGAAAGGAACAGACCATGGATGAGGAAAAGGAAAATTTTTTTTTTAATCTTGGATATCGACTGGGAGATCTGAAGTGGAATTGACTAAAAGGAGAGGGCGGCCCCGGACCAAGGAAATCCCCCGGACCAAAAGGGCTCCGGGAAGACCGAAGAAAGTGGATACTCTGGAATACCAACAATCGAACATCGAGGTGACCAGGATCTTTATCGAGAATCGGACCAGCGAGCAAAAGGTCTTGGTCAATCGGGGAGGGGCCCGGTCTTCTAAATCCTACTCGATTATCCAGTTACTGGTGGATAACTTCTTTTCGTTGGATGGGCGACAGATCCTGATCGGGAGGAAGACCAGTCCCGCCCTTCGACGAAGTTGTTATCGGGATGTAATCCGCTATCTGCGGAAACTCGGGGTCTATGATCTGGTCCATGAGAATAAATCCGAGATGGCCCTGTACTATAAAGAGAGTTTAATTCAGTTCGTCGGTCTGGACGATCCAGATAAGATCAAGAGCACGGAATGGAATGACATCTTTATGGAGGAGGCCAACGAATTCGATTATAACGACTACATGGTTTTGAAGACCCGGCTTAGTGCCCCCGACCATGGCGTGCGGAATAAACTGTTCATGGCCTTCAACCCCGAGGACACGTTTCATTGGATCAAGGAAAGGGTGATTGATCTGGGGGATCGGGATTGCCGGGAAATCCATTCCAGTTATAAAGACAATCCCTTTCTATCCGACGACTATGTGCAGGAACTCATCAAACTGGAAGAGCAGGACTACAACTATTACCGCATCTATGGCCTGGGGGAATGGGGTAAGCTCGATCATTTGATTTACGGGAACTGGGATCTGGTCGGGGGGGTACCGGAAAATCCGGACGAGTGGTTCTATGGTTTGGACTTCGGTTTCAATGCCCCGTCGGCCCTAATCAAGATCACCTTGAAGGATGAGGAGGTCTGGGAAGAGGAGTTACTTTACGAAACCGGACTGACCAACACGGACTTGATCGAACGAATGAAGGAACTCATCCCTCCCCGGGATCGGACCAACCGTTATATCTTTTGTGACGCCGCGGAGCCGGACCGGATTGAGGAAATCCAGGCTGCGGGCTTCACGGCCATCGCCGCGGAAAAGAAGGTCAAGGAAGGTATCGACATGGTCCAGCGGCAAAAGATCCACATCGTCAATGATAGTGTCAACCTTATCAAGGAGAAAAGGAGTTACTCATGGAAGCAGGATAAACGGAACAACCAGATTATCGACGACCCGGTCAAGTTCAATGACCATTTGATGGATGCCGAACGATATGCCATGTTCACCTATTTCAAAGAGATCGGGGCTGTCCCCGAAGTGAGGTGGTTATGATTACGAATGATAGAATAGTGGATTGTTGGAACTCCCTGACCCAGGCGGAACGAAGCCGGATTATGATTAAGTACCGGGTAAAGGAGGGGGAAGACCCCTTGGTCAAAAATGAACTGAAAAAATACCTACAGCACCATTATATATCTATGAAAACGGTGGTAACCAAATGATTGGTGAACTCATCGTCGTGTTTGTCGGGTTGTTGATCTTGGTTCACAGCGTCGGCTGGTGGGTCAAGCGGATTATAGAAATTGGGATTGAAGGGAGACGGGTCACGGTGGAGCAGATACTCTCTTCGATTATGAAATTGTACGAATATCTAACCGAACAGGTCCAAGACAAATGAACAGAATAGATCGGCTCTTTAATAGGTCCCGGATCAAGTCCTCCTGGGACTCAGTCTTTCTTAAAAACCTGTCGGTGGATATGGACGGGGAAATCACCAAGTACCCGTATCGTAAATCCGATCTGGTTTTCGTTTGTATATCCACGACCGCCCGGGCCATCTCCCAGGTCCCACTCAAAGTGATGCGGAAAACCGGTTCCGGTTGGGAATGGTCCGGGGAAAAACACCCCACACAGATCCTGCTATCCAAACCGAACCCCATGATGGGATCAGCCGAGGAGTTGATTTCGTCTTTAATCTCTTATCTGATGTTGGATGGTCACGTCTTCCTGGTCCCTTATCCGCCCTCCGGTAAATTCGTGGACTCTTTGTGGGTGGTCCGTCGGGAAAACATGGATGTGCTCAAGGATGACCGATCCAATCAGGTGGTGTTCTGGATTTACAAGCCCGGGTCGACCGTCACTCTTCCATTGATGCCGACCGAGATCGGGAGCATTAAGTTTTTCAATCCTTACGACCCCGTCTGGGGGTTTGCCCCACTCGAAGCCGGGAGCCTTCCTTTACTCAACGATTATAAAGCCGCTTCCTATACCAGTCAGTTCTGGGATCAGGGGGCGGTTCCCGGTGGGGTGCTTCAAACCGAGAAGCATTTGACCGAGGATCGGGTGGACCGCATCCGGAAACAATTTTTATCGGAGCACGAGGGGTACCGGAAGTCTCATAAAGTGGCGGTTCTGGAAGGGGGATTGAAATACCAACAGATCGGACTCAGTCAAAAGGACATGGAGTTCATCGACTTAAGGAAATATAACCGGGATAACATCCTCCAAATATTCGGAATGAAAAAGGCCGTTATTTCCGTCACTGAGGATTTGAATTACGCGACGGCCAAAGAAGAAAGAAAGGAATGGTGGCAGGATACGAACATGCCTCTGATGAAATTGGTCGAGGCTTCCCTGACCAACATCCTTTTCCCCGGCTCCCTGGTCGAAAAAATAGTTTTTGATATTTCCACCGTTGAGGCCCTGCATGATGATTACACCAAGCGGGTCGAGATCGGGGAAATTCTAATGAAGATCGGCTTCACCGCCAACGAAATCAACGAGCGGTTGGAACTCGGGTTCCAGCCTCGACCTTGGCGGGACAATTGGTATATGCCGGTCAACATGGTTCCCATGACTGACGATGGTCCGGAACCGATTTCCCAATACCCGCCCCCGCAGCCGGGGCTCCCTGGAAGTACTACCCCGGCTGCCCTCCCCCCTCCCCCTCCGAAAGAGGTTCAGGAAGAGGAAGTTTTTGAAGTGAAGGCTTTGGAGGAAGAGGATCAGGATAAAATTTTTCAAGGGTACTGGAAAGCCTTGATGGATAAGACCGAACCCCTGGAAATGGAGTTTGCTTCCAAGGTGCGTCGTTGCTTTTTCGATATGCGAAAAAAGACCTTGTCCCTTTTGAATAAAAAATCGACTCAAGACGTCCTAAACGAAAGTTTCCTGGAAGACAAAACCAACTTGATGAAGTGGACCGTCCCGATCTATGAGAAGAGCGCCCGGACCGGTGCGACTTCCCTGGCCGACCAAACCGGCATTCAATTCACTTTCAATTTAAATGATCCGGAGGTCCTTCATTTCCTGACCAGCCGACCTTTGAAGGTTCGCCATGTAGTGGACACCATCAAGAATCAGATTGCCGGGGATATCCATTCCGGAATGGAGAAGAATGAACCCGTGGCCGCGATTGCCGGACGGATTAAAAACACTTTCAATCAAGCCCAGACCCGGGCCATGACCATCGCCCGTACGGAAGTGGGTTCTTCCCTGAACTTTGGAAGAAGTAAAGGCGTGACCGAAATGGCCAAGCATGGCTTCACCCGGAAAATCTGGGTGACGGCTGGGGATGAAGTCGTCCGGGAAACTCACAAGCGCATGAACGGGATCGGCATTGGAATTACTGAGCCCTGGCATCTTGGTGGGGCCAGTCTGCGCTTCCCCGCTGATCCCAATGGGCTGGGCAAGGAAGTAATCAATTGTCGTTGCATCGAAGTGGTGGATGAAAAGAGCCGAACTCAGGTTCCCATTGCCGAACCCAGCGCCCCGGCTGTGACTCCGGCTCCTGCTGTCCCGACCGAGTTCACTCCTACCGGGGATTTTAAACAGGACATGACCAGTCTCCGGGCTTGGATGAAAAACCAAACGTTCTTCACCTCCAAAGAAAAACTGGAAACCTGGACCACTCATCTTAAAAGTGCCGTCCTGGGAAATTTGGAGGCCAATAATTTCGAGCCGGATGACCTGTCGAAGTTCGATGTGGATTTACTTAAGTTCCGGACCTCTAAAGAAAGTAACTTAGGGAAGAGACTAACTGGTCGTAATTTAGACCCGGCCAAACTGGTGCGATTTCAGAACGATATTAAAGAATTAGGTTGTTACATGCCTGTGGAAGTGGAAAAGAGCGTGGCTGCTTGTCGGGTATCCCAGTTAGATCGAAAGGGGCGGGCTTATTATCAGCACACCGGAGGAAAGGAAATCCACTTATTTCAGTATGATAAAGAGGATGTGCTTTGGCATGAGTTCGGTCACCACATTGAAACTTCTTTGAAGATCAAAAACCAGACCATCCATGATGATTTACAAGGCTGGCTAAAATCCAGAAGTAAAGAAGCCCACGGGTCTCCCGTAATAAAGCCCTTGCATGAGGTCACTCGCAATTCCGGATATCGGGTCGACGAAGAGGCTTGGATTAACGACTTTATTCATCCGTATGTAGGTAAATATTATCCCAATGCCACCGAAGTGTTAAGTATGGGAATTCAAAACATGAGGACAGAGAAAACCCTTCACGCTTTTATGCAGCGGGATTTCCGACATTTTAGTTTGACCTATGGGTATTTAGCGGGGGTGTTATGAGTATCACGTTTAAGATTATTAAGGATGGTCAGGAAATCAGCCGGAACGACGTCATTGATTTACTCGGCTACCAACCTTATTCATTGGATGGAATTTACACCGAGAAGTCCGATTACTTCGTGATGGAAGTTTGTTTTATGGCAGCAAAGAAAGGACTGATTGATCGGTATGAAATGGAAGGGGACCCGGAGCCATTACCGGAACCGGAATTTCCGGACGATCCAGATATCATTTATTAAAAGGAGAGAACTATGGCCTATGTTTTGAAAGACTCGAAAGGGGAAGCGGTAAAGCATCAAGGGCAGGAAGTGTATGCTCATGATAAGGCGGGGTCGGTTAAGGAGATCAATCGGGAAATGCGAACCTTGACCATTGTGGGCTCTGATGAGACCACCGACCGGGACGGAGATGTCCTAACTGTTAAGGGTTGGGAGCTGGATAACTTTTTAAAGAACCCGGTCTTCCTTTATGCTCACAATTATTCTTCGGTTCCGATTGGTTCCGCTCTGAAAGTCATCAAGAAGCGGGACCCGGTCCGTTTGGAGTTTGTGGAGAAGTTCCCCACAGAGGGGCTTTATCCTTTCGCGGACATGATCTTTGAACTCTTCAATGAAAAGATCCTGAATGCTTCTTCAGTGGGGTTCATCCCGAAAAAATGGGAGCCGTTGCAGAACAAAGACGAGGCCGATATGGAAACGTTCAATAGAGGAAGGCGATATGTCCAGCAAGAACTCCTGGAACTTTCGGCCTGCCCGGTCCCGTCGAATCCCAATGCTCTCCAGAACAGTATTAAATTTATGAAGACCCATACGGCGGACCAAATTGCCTTGATGCTTTCCGGGGAGATGGATTTGGAACTCAAGAAAGAAGAGGTCCTGGGGGAACTGACCAAGGAAGTGGAATTCGAGGATGAGGAGAAGACCAAGTATTTCGTCCCGTCCAACTTTGAAACCGAGAAAACCAAGGACGAAGAGTTCGTCACGGTTAAAGGGGAATTGGAGGGGGAGAAGAAAGACCCCGACCCCACGGATAAGACCGAGCAGGTCCTGGTCGTCGGGGAAAAAGCCGGGGCTGTTCTGAATGCCAAGAACAAAGACCGGCTCATTCAAGCGGAGAAGATGATCGAAGAAGTGCTGGTCGAGGCCGGGGTGGATTTGACCAACCTGGATCAAGGGGCTTCGTCCTTTGATGGTGTCCTGGTTTCCTTATCTCGACTGGTGGAGGAAATCAAAGGGTTGAAAGATCAGGTGGCCGAGTTGCAAAGTGACTCGATTCTGGTGCGAAAGGCCATGGAGGATTTACTGCCCCAGCCGCAAGGCAATGGGGTCGACAATATAATCGTCGAAGGGGAAACTCTTCAAGACGAATATGAAAAGCTACTCAGTCCTGGTGACAATGGGAAGCAAGAGGAAGGGGCAAAGGAAGAGGAACTGGACGACGAAGACGAACAGATTCTCAAAGAAGTAGTGAACCAATTAAAACAAAAATTCAGTAAAGGAGAATAAAAAATGTCCGACGCTATTAAAGAGTTGGTCGGCCTTATTCGGGACATGGCCACCGACATCAACACCATCAAGGAAAAACAAGAAGGGATGGAAGCCGCCGTCGCCGCCTATAAGGAAGCCGGCACCCGGGGTTTCCCCATTCCCGGAGGCCCCCCGGCCCCGGCCCTGGCCGAAAAGGCCGTGGACTTTGATTTGATTAGTCAGGGTCGCCGGCTGACCGAGAAGGCCTATCACACCCATACCATCTCCGAGGAAAAACGTCAGGAGATGGCCAAGTACTTCACCCTCTTCATTCGCGCGGCCGTGATGCAAGATCCCCGGGCCTACGCCAAGTTCTATGAGGAGTACAAAGGGACCACGACCGATATCGGTGATGCCGGTAACGTCTTCCCCATTCCGGACATCGTGGACTCCGAAATTCTGACCTACGCTCGGGAGTCTTCGGTTATTCTACAGCAGGCCCGGCAATGGGATATGACCTCTGACCGCCAGTCCTTCCCGGCTGAAACGGCCAGCAGCAATACCTACTGGGGGAACACCACTGTAGAAGCTGCCCCGACCATCGGTGAAGTGGAGTTGCTGGCTGATGAGCTTTCCGCTTACGCCAGCGTGAAAAACACGGTTCTTTCGGATGCCCGTTCCGACATCACCTCCTGGTTGACCGAATCCTTCGCCGAGGCTCTGGGTCAGGCTTTGGACACCGCAGCCTTCAATGGTGATGGTGGTGGGGCCTATGGTGGGTGTTCCGGTCTGTTGTCCGCCAAGTGTGGGAAGTCCCTGGTTATGTCCGGGTCCACCGCTTTCAGCATGTTGTCCGCGACTCACCTGTCCAACATGATCGCCACGATTGACGGCCTGCGGAAACAGGGCGGTCGGTTCTATATGAACGGGGCCATCATGCACTTCGTGCGGAACCTCCGGGATAATAACAACGGCCTGATTTTCCAAAGCACCGTTGGGGATCCTGTTTCCGGTACCATCTGGGGCTACCCCTGGCAGGAAGTGATTACCATGCCGAGTTCCAGTGCAGCCAATACCGCGTTTATGGTCTTCGGAAATCTGAAGCATTTCGCGGTGGGTCGTCGGCTTCAGGTATCCACCCTGCAGGTCGATCCCTATGGCCTCTGGACCACCAACCGGACCCGGTTCAAGATTTATAACCGGTGGGCTTTGAACTTGGCGCTGCCCAACGCCTTCTGTCGTCTCCTGACCTCCCCGTAATCAATAGGGGGGACGCCCAACCAGGAGCCTTGAGGCGGGGGAAGTTTGTGCCCTCCTTCTTTCCCCGCCTCTCCTGGGCGGCTAAACAAAAACTAAAAGGGGGGCATCTTTTTAAATAAGGAGGAGCCCGATGAAAACCAAGAGAATTAATCCGGATGATTTGGAACTGAAAGATCCCGGAACCCCGGAAGAGGAAACCAAAGTTTTGGAGCCCCCGTTGGAGGGAGAAGAGGGTCCCGTTTATTCCAGCGGTCGGTCGGGGGATTTGGAAGAGGAGAATATTGGGAGGGTCCAGCTCAAATGTTTGAACTGTGAACTGATCCTTTCCCTGGGAAGAATGGAAGACACCAACATCAGTTGTCCGAAATGTGGGTCACATAATTTCTTGGCCCTGAGCAACTTCCGGATGGTGGGCCCTGAAAAGGAAAAGACCGTTCGAGTAGGGGAGATTGTTTTGGGAGGCGGCGGACCGGGAGCATGGAAACTCGTTTAAGCCTTTGTTGGGGAACCGATATGGCGGGGCTCGTGGGTAATGCCTATGGGTACCGGGTTCATAGCGAGACCCTGAAAAGATACGTGGAGTCAATCGCAGATATCACGGCTACCGCAAAGGACGCCGTGATAATTGCATCTCCGGATCTGTATAGGAATCCGATGGAAGGGAAAGTCAATTGGTTATTCACGATGTCCGAGGGGACCAGTCTTCCCAAACACTGTATAGAGAACATAACCCGGGCAGATTTCGTCCTGGCTCCGAGCACCTGGGCCAGGGAAGTGCTCTGTCAATACGTCGATGACGATCGCATCTTTGTGGTTCATCACGGAGTTGAGAGGCAGTTCAAGTATTTCAAGCGTAAGTTTCCTACTGACCGACCGTTCCGCTTTCTTTGGGTGGGTGCTCCAAACGAACGAAAGGGCTGGAGCGAAGTTGCTACCGTATGGAAGTTTTTTGAACGAGTGCCTGGGCTTGAGTTATATCTCAAAACTACGGGACTCAAAAGCGAATATGAAAAGAAAGGCAACGTCATCCTTGACGGAAGGGATTTGACCCGGGATGAACTCATCAAACTTTATCAGTCGGCTCATTGCTTCGTTTTCCCAACTCGGGCCGAGGGTTTTGGATTGGTGCTGGCGGAAGCAATGGCTACCGGACTTCCTTGCGTGGCTACTGATTATTCTGGGGTTGCTGATTTTTTCGACGAGTCGGTAGGATATCCGATCAAGTACCAAATGGGTCCAATTAAAGCCACCTATGTTGACGGGTCTGTGGATACAACTGAAGCGGCCTTTCCGGATATCCAGGATCTAATGGAGAAAATGATTTATATTTGTAAGCATTACAATCAAGCCAGGGAAAAGGGGAAGCGGGCGAGCGAGTGGATCCATAAAAATTTCACGTGGGAAAGAGCGGCCGCGAATCTGGTTAACATTATAGGGGCTCACCAATGAGATTAGCAACAGTCAGTGATATCAAACTGTTCATGGATAAACAAGATAACGACCATGACTCGGTGATCGGGTTGATAGTGGATGCGGTCTCGGGTGCGATGGAGGGATATACCAATCGTTGGTTTGAAAAGAAGTCCCGGACCGAGTACTTTAATTCGGGGGGTAATTTCTTTCAACTCCGGGCCTTCCCAATTGACTCCGTGATAGCCACAGTGGTCATGGTCGATGGTTACCGGATGGATGAGGGGACTGACTATTTCGTTTTCCATGATCGGGGGTCTATTGAATTCACCGCCGACACCGAAGCAGTGGAGCCGAAAAATGTTTCGATCACTTATACCGGGGGTTATGCCTGGACGCAGGGGTCCGGACGTTTGGATGTGCCGATGGATTTGTATTACGCCTGCATTCTCCAGACCTCCTATAACTTCCGGAACCGAAGGAACGTCGGTTTGACTTCGATCTCGATGCCGGACGGTTCCATTAACACCAGTAGCCAAGAGGAATTGTTACCTCAGGTGATGAACACTTTGGATCGGTATCAATTATGATTGATGTGAAGGTAGACACAGATAAGTTGACCATTTATCTGGAAAAAATCACCCCGATGATTATGACTGCCATCCGGGGGGAAATAGATGTCCAGGCTTCTCTCCTGACTGACCACATCCGTCTTACTAAACTATCTGGTCCTTCCACTTCTTCCAGCGTAGCGCGAAGGACCGGGACTTTGGCCCGTTCTTTGAAATCAATAAGAAGTTCCGTTTCGGATAATAAAGTGTCCGGGGGAATTCAAGTCGGCTCTGGAATTCCTTACGCGGGCATCCATATTAAATCCGGGTTGGGATCGACGACAATACAAAGCAAAGGAAAACTTTTGGCTATCCCGGTAGGTCCTGCTTTGACCAAAGGGGGGAACGTCCGGAAGCCCGGACCGCGAGCCTACCCCGGACTCTTTCCGATCACCAGCAAAAGCGGAAACAAATTGTTGGTGATGAAAGGGACCACAGGAAAGGGTAAGAATAAAACGGGAACTTTGATCCCCTATTTTATTTTGAAGAATTCGGTGACCATTCCGGCTCGGGTCGATCCTCAAGAAGTTCTGAACTCCCGGGTAGGGAATATCATTGAAGGACTTAAAAGGGCCATCGCCATAGCAGGAGGTGCTCATCCATGACTAAGCGGCAATTGATCTTGAATAACATCAAGGATGTTTTGGAAGGCATCCCCCAAGTCAAAACGGTGTTGTTGAATAAATTGATTGTCCCGGACCTGGGGACTTATTCCACTCCGATCTGTTTTATATTTTCGGGGGAAGAGCAAAAGCAATGGAACGTGATTAATTATGAGTCCTGGACTTGGCCCGTTTATGTTGAAGCGTACGCCATTGATACCGATATGGAGGAACTTTTGGGACTCATCCACAATGCGATGGCTCAGGATGATACCCGGGGGGGAAATGCTTTGAAGTGTGAGCGGGTGAATTGTTCAGCCCCGATGTTAGTGGAGCCGGACAATAGTTTGGCGGCTATGCTTATCCAGTTTGGTATTGAGTATAGACATGTAGAAGGTTCGATGTAAATATTTTAACGGTAGGAGGTAGAAGAAAATGAGGACAAGACGAAGAGTGATTGCGGCCAAGATCGAAGTCACTGAGGGGACCGCGGAATCCTTGACCGGAACCGACGGTGGGATCTTAGTCATTGATCCGAAAATTGACATGGACATTAAAATGGCTGAACGGCCGATAGCCAGGCCGTCACTCGGGACCTTCGCCGCGATTGCTGGGGCCCGTTCGGCTAAACTTTCTTTCCGGACGGAATTGAAAGGGACGGGGTCCGCTTATACTGTGAACTCCGCGACCAAGCCGGCTATCAGTAAGTACCTGGAAGCCTGCGCTTTCTTGGCCACCTTCGGTTCGGGCGCGACTGCGGCCTGGTGCTATTCCCCGACTTCCGGTACTGGTGCTTCCCTTTACACCCCGACCTTGACCATGGCGGTCTGGGAGGATGGAGTAAAGAAGCAACTCCGGGGATGCCGGGGCAATGTGAAGTTCACGGGAAAGACCGGGGAGCCGGTTTACGCCGACTTCGATTTCACCGGGGTTTTGGATACCATCACTGATGATCCGAACCCTTCCCCGACTTTCGAGACTCAAATTCCCCCGGTGCTTTTGAGCACGGCTATTTCCGTGGGGAACTATGCGGTGGTGTCCGGTTCTTTTAGTCTGGACTCCGGGAACACCCTGGCGCTTCGGGATAGCTTGAGTTCTGTTGATGGGTATCTGTCCACCCTGATTACTCAAAGGAAACTGTCCGGACGACTGGATGCGGAAATGACCACCGTGGCCGCCAAGGATTGGTTTGGGATCTGGAGGAATAGTACCAACCAAAGTTTAATCCTGGGCAACGTCGGGGCTGGGGCCAATAACATCTTGAAGTTCGTGATGCCGAAACTGCGGTTCAAGAAAGTTTCCGATACCGACCAAAACGGGATTGCGAATGTGGGTATTGACTTCGATCTGGAAGAGACCACGGTGGATGATGAAGTAACTTTGTATTTCCTATAAGGCAAATAAAAAGGGGGGTCTTTATTTATGTTCAAGTATGAGATTGATGGTAAGGAGTATATCCAGAAGCCTTTGGTTTGGGGACAGGCCAAGCAATTAAAGACGGTGATTTCCAACGTCAAAATAGTTCCCGATTTTAACCCGGTAAATCTTTTGGATATCCTGGGGGACAACGTTCCTCTCTTTTGTGCTGTGGTCCTTTGTGAAGAGGGGACCAATCTTGTAGATAAGGATCTTGATGAACTGACGATCAGGTTTGAAAACAGCCTGGACATCGCTTCTTCAATGAAGGTGATGGAAGATTTTTTCGTATGCAACCCAATAGACTTAATTTCAAGGAGTCTGTTGGGTCTGGGTCAGGCGGTGGGGATGATAATGAGGTCTCCGCTGATCTCGATGGCGGTGATCCCATCGACCGAACCGTCTGTGCTCTCGCCGGAGGAGACATCACCAAAAGAGACAGAATAATGTGGGGGTTCACCCCCGATGAAAGCATACCTTATATCGAACAGCGTGGAAGGGACATGTTATTTAGGGAAGCCATCATAAAATTTCTTGGTGCTGATACTAAGAAAAAAGGAACTTCCGGCCATCATAAAAAACACCTGGGGCAGTATTGCCAGGGAAAAGATATTCAGGAGTGTCGTGGATATTTCGGGGATTTTTTAATAAACGTTTGCGCCACCTGCCCTCAATAGGACAAATATAATGGCTGATCCTTCTATCAAAATATTAATTGAAGCTGTCAACTCCGCTCAGGGAACCATTAACGAAGTCAAGACTCAAATAAAGAGTCTGAAATCGACCGCTGATGAAGTGAAGCAGGGGACGAGTGGAATTTTCGACGGTTTTAAAAAGGGATTAGGGGAAGCACAAGGACTGATCGGGGGACTGACTCCTCAACTCGGGGGGTTGGTCGGGAATATCGCCATGCTCGGGGGAGCGGTGGGGACCGCGGCCGGGGCTTTCAAACTTTTGGGGGATTCCCTCCGGACCACTCAAGAACATGCGAAAGCCATTGGTGATCTTGCCCGGGTGACTGGGATGACCACGGAGGAAACTTCCCGTTTCGCCACCGTGGCTAACATCATGGGGGTTTCTACGGAAACCATGAGTTCAGCGATGACTATGCTGTCCCGCCGCATGATGGGTTTAAAAGATGCGGAAATGCAGGTGGTGGATGAGTCCGGGAAATCAGTAGACGTCTTTGATAAATTCAAGATATCGGTCACCAATCTTGATGGTTCTATCCGACCCCTTCCTCAAATTTGGGAACAGATCAGCGCCCGGGTAAGGGAAGGATCGGGGACTATGGCCGCGGCTGGTATTGCGGCTCAGTTCTTTCGGGGGAATATGGCCAGGGAACTTCTCCCCATGTTGTTGTTGGGCAAGGAGAAGTTCGAGGAATTATCGAAAGTAGCGGATAAGTTCGGGTTGGTTCTGACCGGGGAGAACATTGATAATGTCCGGCAGTACGGCCGGCAGATGCGGATATTGAACGAGGCTTTTACCGGGTTGAAGTTAGCCATCGGTGAAGCGGCTATTCCCCCTTTGATTGAACTTCTTACCTGGCTTAATAAAGTGGCGGGGGCCATTGCTGATGTGGTTCGACAGATCGCCGCTTTGAAGACGCAAGGAGTAGACATCACTGGGGGGAAAGGGGATGTTGGGACCAAAGAAAAGGTGGGGTCCTGGATTGAAAAGTTCGGGAAGGCTTCCCAGTATGTCCCTGTCCCTGGTATGGGTCTTTTTGGTAAGGGCGTGGAGATGGTCGGGAAGGGGATGCGTCCCGGTAGCAATTACGAGGGTCAATTTGATATCTTTGAAGCCTCTTCTGTGGCCACTGAAAAGACTTATATTCCTCCGAAGGGCGCGGGTGATAAAGCGGGAAAGGATAAGACTGAGAGCATCGCTCTTATGAATTATCATACCGCTATTGAAGCCCTTAATAAATACGTTCGGGAGCGATACATCACTATTGAAAGTGGGGCCAAGAAAGAAGAGGCCCTGCTCGAGTTATCCCGGACCAAAGGTCTGGTTTCTGAGACTGATTATGAAGATCAGAAAGTCGCGATTATCTCGAAGAAAATGGACGAGGAAAATATCGCTATTTCTGCTTCTATCGAGAAACAGAAAGCCGCTTTTGACAAACTGGCTTCATCCGGAATAGATGCCGATAAACTAAGGTCCGAGAAAGAAAAACTCCAGGCCAGTCTTGACCAGCAGGAAGCGGTGCTTCAAAGGAACGCCGGACAAAAGGAAATTATACAGATACAGACCGCCACCGCCCATGAAAAATATTTGGATAAGATGGCGGAGCGGGATGATAAATACGCGGGGGAAACGGAGAAGTTCACTAACCGAGTAGCCAAAAATATCGACGATATGCATGTGAAGTTCCTGGAAATGAAACCGGGGGATGCCCTGGTTGCTGATTATGATCGGGAACTCACAGCGATGGCCAACGCCACCAAGCGGGCCTACGACATGATGATGCAGGTCGAGGATTTAAATAGCGAACTTGGTCAAAAGCGATTTGAAGAATGGTCGAAGCGGACCCGGGAACAAACGGAGATGGCCTCCAAAAAACCAGAGGTCACTCGGGAAGCAGGATATAAGAACCGGGAAGATGATGCGGCCAGACTCCGGAACATCAACGATCAAAGGTTAGCCTACTCCTTACTGACCGGGCAGATGGAAGCCTACACCCGGATTCAGATGGAGATCTCCATCGAGGAGTTGAAGGCTAAACAAATTCGGATGGAATCCCAACCGGAGATAGTCGAGGGGCTTCAAAGACAAATTGACTATATGCAACAGGTCCTGGACATGTATGATAATTTCGGACCTGCCTTTACCGGATTTGTGGAAGGGCTAAAGGATATCGAAAGGGAAAGTAAGGACACCTTTAATAAAGCCAAAGGATACACCAAGCAATTCGTCGAAGCCTTCTCCACTTCCCTGGGGGATATGCTCGGGGACTTCCTGAAGTTCGATGGTAATTTTATGAAGGACATGGATGCCCTGAAAGATTACTGGAAAGATTTTTGGGGGAAGATGGTCAAAATATTCCAAGAGATTTTCATGGACGAAATGAAACTCTTGATTACTGGTTTTCTGAAAGGGTTGATGGGAGGCAGTGGATCTGGTGCTGGTCTTGGTGGGGGAATTATCGCTTCTTTGTTTGGGGGTGGTGGTGAAAAGGGGGAAGGATCAGGAACAGGGACTGGATCAGCTACTGGTATTTTAGGACTTGGCGTAAAAGGATATAGTTGGTACAATAAAATAACCAAGTTATGGAACTGGGCTACTGGTGGCGGGGATAATTTGTCTGCGGCCATTGGTGCTAATCCTGAACTCGGTGGGGATGTCTCTGGTTTAGGTGGATTTGATGCTTCATCTCTTGGAGGAGTTGATTTTGCATCTTATGGTATGGAAGGAGCGGGGAGTGAAGCCGGCGCTTCCTTTGGATCCGAAGCTGGAATTGCTATGAGTGAAGAAATGGCCCCTGCTCTTGAGTCTGGTATGGGGGCCATGATGGATGGGGTTGGTGAAGGCATGGCCGTTGGGGCGGCTGAAGCAGGGACCGAAATGGGGACGATGGCCGTAGCTGAAATGGTCCCGATTGCTGGCACCGTGGTAGCCGCGGCTATGACGATGTACATGGCCTATCAATCTATGAATCGGGATATGAAACAAGTTGGTCTGGCGAATATCGGGGCAAACGTCGCTGGGCTTCAAGGACAGTTCGGTGGACAAGCTGATAAAGCCGGAGGTCTTTCCCAGTATTATAATTACGATAAGAGCAAGGGCGAGTGGGGAAAGATGGTAAATGGTAAATGGGTTTCTGCTGGGACCGGGGAGAACGTTTATTACAAAGATGCCAATGCTATGGGGGAAGGTCAGAGCAAAGAGTTTGAAATGGGGGGAACAGCAAAAGGAAAGGTTCTTTCCTTGACCAAGACCCTGGCTGAAATTGAACGATGGCGGGAAGATGCCAAACTGACTGAAGAGCAGGTCAAACAATTAACTGAGCAGGCCGTGGGTCCGATGAACCAAGAAGTCTTGAAGGCGGCTCAGGCCTTCCAGAAATTAAATGATGTTTCCAGGTTCACCGAAGCAGGATTGAAACTGGATGTTAAAACTGTTGGTGAGTTGAAAACCCAGTTCGCCGGGATGGATCAAAAGACGATTGAGTCCATTCCCAACCTGCAAAGCTATGGCCAAATTCTGGAACAAATGGGAATCAACTTCGGGACCTTCAATTCCGAAACCATAAACGCCGCGATAGTCACTGGTCAATTAAAAGACGCCTTTCAGGAAATGGCCACCGGAATGGATAAGGCGGACCCCGGAGCCTTTAGTGGTCTTTTGGCCAAGATGAAATCAGAATTAAGTGGGACCGGGGCTTCCTTGTTGGGAATGATCCCGGACCTGGGGCAGTTCTGGTCCATCCTTCAACAGATCGGGATTACGATCGACCAGATACCGTCCGAAAAAAACATCAACTTTAATTATAATCTACCGGAGACTGTCCCCGTTCCTCAAACGACGATGCATAAGGGGGGATTTATTAGGTACCATCCTTTCGGGGGCCGGCTGGCTTCGGATGAAGTCCCCTTCATTGGTCAAAAGGGGGAGTACGTCTTGAGCCAAAAGGATGTGGAGTTTGTGAACAAAGTGAAGGGGACCGGAGGGGGATATGCGGAAGTGGTCAACATTCCTCCCATTCTTCCCAAAGTCAATGTGATTGTAAATAATCAATCAGGCGCCGGCGTGGTTTCTGCCGGGGCCGTTCGGGTTTCTGATAGTGAATATATTATTGACGTTTTGTTGAAAGATCTCCACTCTGGAAGTGGTCGTTTTCGTCAAGCGTTAAGTTTTATATAAGGGGATGAAATGGCAGTCTATCCTACTTTAATAGAAGGTGGAAATAATATCTACCCAGATTATCCAATTACTGAACAATTTGAAAATTCGGTAATTCGTTCAAATTTTGATGGTGGATATGTCCAGACCAGAGCCCGGTTCAGTAGAATCCGAAAACAATGGTCTATCAGTTACAATAATTTAACATTGGCCAATAAATTATTAATCACTAATTTTGTGGCTACTGTGAATGGTGGAGCTGATTCTTTTACCTGGGTCAATCCTGCTGATTCACAAAGCTATTCGGTCCGATTTCAAAATCCTCCTATTTCTACTTTGTCTTCATTTGCTCGATGGAATGTTAAATTTGTTTTGGAGCAAGTGTAGGCATGAAAAA